ATGAGCAGAGCACTTAACAAACTGAGCGATACACAGCTGAGGAAAATCAACGGCACACCCGCCCAAAAAACAGCCTTTCTTAATGACGGTGGAAACCTGAGCGTCAGGCATTCAACCAGTGGCCTTTTAACCTGGTATTTCACTTACAGGGCCGGAACGGGAAGGGGGGCACCACCGGAACGCATTAAGCTGGGAAATTATCCTGATCTGAGCCTGAAATCAGCCAGGGAAAAAGCCGCCCAGTGTCGCGCATGGCTGGCAGAGGGGAAAAATCCACGTCATGAGCTTAATTACACCGTACAGGAAGCGTTAAAGCCGGTAACGGTTGGCGATGCGCTCACCTACTGGCTTGAGTCGTACGCAAAGGAAAACCGCGTGGATTATGCCGCCCTGAAAAAGCGCCTTAATAATCACGTAATACAGCACATTGGTGCTATGCCGCTGGATAAATGCGAGCTACGGCACTGGCTGGCCTGTTTTGACCAGGTGGCAAAGCGAACGCCTGTTACTGCCGGATTCTTGCTACAGACGTGCAAACAGGCGCTTAAGTTCTGCCGGAGGCGGCGCTATGCAATCAGCAACGTTCTTGATGATATGAGTGTGGCGGACGTTGGGAAAAAACTGGATATAAGCGAGCGTGTCTTAAGCACCAAAGAACTGGGCGAATTATTGCAGGCACTGGACAAAAAAATATTCTCCCCCTACTACATCGCGTTAATCCGCCTCCTGATTGTGTTCGGATGCCGGACGGTAGAACTGAGGTTATCGGAGATCAGCGAGTGGGATTTTACCGAAATGCTCTGGACCGTGCCGAAAGAACACAGCAAAACGAAGGTGGCAATATTCCGGCCCATACCGGAAGCAATACTGCCGTTCGTCACGCAGCTGGTGGAGCAGAACAGGCACACGGGCTTATTGCTGGGGGAAGTGAAACAGGAAACAAGCGTGTCGCAGTACGGCAGATTAGCGCACAGGAGGCTAAATCACCCTCACTGGTCACTACATGACATCCGGCGCACCTTTACAACGATGCTGAGCGATTTAGGCGTGGATCCTCACGTCGTGGAGCAGCTTACAGGCCACCAGATGCCAGGAATGCAGCGAGTTTATAATCATTCCCGTTATCTGGATGCTAAACGCAATGCGCTGGATATGTGGATGGAGCGGTTAGGGATACTGGCGGGAACACATGAAAACGTAACCGCACTACCAGCAGCCAGAAGAAAATAATTTTTTTCGTGTTTTTTCAGTATGCGCATACTGGATAAGCACACAGATACAACGGAGAACAATGTGAAACAACGTGGAACAACCACGAACAAGAGGCGAAAAAGCACACAGGTTTATAAGTGACTGATTTTATTTGTGTGACTGTTTTTTTATACATTAGCGAATAACGCTTTAACGCGTGAGAAAAAAGGCATGAAACAATATTTTATGCCTTTGTATTAACATGAATTTAAAAGATTTTATTCTTACTGTTTCATTTTCTGTAAATCATACATCCTCAATATTTGCCATTCATCACTCTAGCGGGAACAATACGACACAATAAGACACCTGATGACTCTTTAAGAAACGAAAGGGGGGCAATAGTGTTAAGCACTGATCGGTTTATACGTGAAAAAGAATGCGAAAAACTAACCGGCCTTAGCCGTACGTGTCGCTACCGCCTGGAAAAGGCCGGACAATTCCCATCACGTCGTAAACTTGGCGGTCGTTCCGTTGGCTGGTCTTTATCCGAGGTTCTGGCCTGGAAGGATAGCTGCAAGGCAGTTCATTAATCACGCTGGCGGCACGCAGCCGCCACACATCAATCATCTGAACACAGAGCTATAACCATGAAGATTGAATATACGCCAGAACGTGGGCGGGGATTCGTTCGCCCTGGTGAAACTGAAAAACAACAAAATTGGGGTTTTTCAGGAATAAAAAAAGCGGCCCTGAAATGGAGCCGCCTTTCTGAACAGATAACCCGCTGCGCCGTTTGTGTGTGTGATCTCAAACATAAGCACGGGGATGATAGCCGCTATCAGGCTGGTGGGCAATGTGATCAGCCTGGTGGGCGGTTTTTGTTTGCTTTCATTACCCTGGGGTGTTTATCGAGAAAGTCATCAAGCGCAAATCTTGTAGGCGCTGGTTCTGTATTTGGTGGCATTTGTTTAGCTCGCGCCTTCTCTTGCTGGCGTGAAATGATACTTTGCAAAAGCAATCTTCGTTGTTCTGCAAAAATCTCATCTGCTGATCGGTGTTTTTTGCTCATAGTACTGACCTGTAAAGCAATGCGCCGGAGTACCTCACGCCACGGCGCTGATAGTGATTATTCTGATTCTTTGGCTTTGCGACGCTGGCGGCGTTTGATCTCGCCGCGCATGGCTGTAACGATAAATTGCGCAGTGCTCTCGCCTGTTTCTTTGACTTGCTCCATTGCCTCAACAACTTCATGCGGGGCGCGAGCCTGTAATTTTTGTGATTTGTTATTGATATGGTCTCTTTCCATTTCCGGTTTCCTTTGTGATTACTGGAATCCAGTATACACGAAAAAGACCAAAACAAAATGCTTGAAGTGGATTCCACTTGATGATTATACTGGAATCCAGTTGAGTAACTATCACTCAATGCAAACGAGGCTGAAAAGGATTGCCGTCCTTTCGCAGCCTCTAACCACCAACGATAGCGAAAGTATCGAGGTAGCTATGAGAAATCATACCACACACCCGCAAGGGCGGGACTCGCACAACCTGAATAAATACATCTGGCGTTTTATCGCCCTGAGCACGGCACAACCGCGCGTGATTACCATTGAGGCCACCAGCGAACAGGAGGCACGCCAGCAATCCCCGGCTGGCTGCGTGATGGTATTCGCCGCCCGTATTCGTCAGGGGTCACATCATGCGTAAAAACCGCTTGCAAAAAATTATCACGGGGCTGTATGCTTCCCCCGTCGCCCACATGGCGACCGGGTTTAGCAGCCTGAATACATCTGGCGGACAGCCGCCCACATCCGATAAGCGGTTTTTTTGTGTCCGTAAACCTACCCATACCCGCATTATGGCGGGGCGTAACGGGGGAGCCTTTGTGCTCGCTGGTTTCCAGATGACCAGTCTGCTAACCCTGTTACGTCTCGCCACCATGTTTAGCAGCGTAGTAGCGAGACTCCTTAAAATTCATCTGGGAGCCTTTCACATGGCTGTATTCGCACGCCCTTATTTTGTCTGGCGCTTTATGCAGTGCCTGACAGACAGTATTGCAATATTCACCGTTACCGCTGCCACTGAGCGCGAAGCACGTGCACAGCTGCCGCACGCACATCTTATTTTTGTCGCCCGTATTCGCCAGGGGGGGAGTCATGCATAAAATACCCTTTGATGTTCTTGTTCATTCTGAAAACGCATTAATCCGCGCAAAGGAAATGGACGCATTACTACTTAAGTTAATTGATGTGCCGGAAAGTGGCGATGAATCTGATTCAATGATGTTTTCTGCCGTGCGTACGCTATTAACGCCTGTTATTAATGAATTAAATACAGTGATGGCAATTCACGAGAATAATAAAGCGCAGCACACCGGAGAATAAAAAACATGAAAAATAAAAATTCTGGCGTTACTGCCAGCGGCCCCGCTCGTCCTGAATTTATGAACGGCGATATTTACCGCGATAAATATGGCGGCATGGTAACGATTAAAGGCGTGGCAGAACGGCGCATCACCTACCGTCGTGAAGGCTACGAATATGATTGCGTGATGCCTGTTTATCAGTTTCGGCGTGATTTTTCTCTGGTACAGGCAGCGCCCCGCAGTAAACCAACCAGCAGGGAGAAAGCACGCGCCAATATTCAGGAAATAAAAAAGATGCTTAACGTATTCAGGGGTAAAAAATGAAACTGGCACCGAACGTAAAAAAACAGCCACGCGGAATAAAACACAAAGACACAGAGGTAATTATTTTCGCGGGTAGTGATGCGTGGTCACATGCAAAACAGTGGCAGGAGCAGGACGGCCCCGCATCCGGCGATAATGTGCCGCCTGTGTGGCTTGGGCCAAATCAGCTTGCCGAACTTGATGCGCTGAAAATTGTTCCGGATGGGAAAAAGCGCGTAAGGCTGTACCAGGCCGGAGAACTGGATTTGGTGGAGACCAAAAAGATTGGTCAGAAGCTGGCGGCGGCAGATATTCAGGACGCAAATTTTTACCCCGAAGGAATGCACGTCCAGAAGTGTGAAAACTGGCGGCGCTATCTGAATGCTGAGCGTGAAAATATTGCCGCAGGGCTTACCATGCCGGAGCAGAAAAATACGCAACTGGCACAAATGGCAGACAGTGAGCGCGCACAGATGCTTGCTGGTCGATTTGATGGCGTTTGTGTGCATCCGGAAAGTGAAATCGTTCACGTATGGCGCGGCGGGGTATGGTGTCCGGTCAGCACAATGGAACTTAGCCGCGAAATGGTGGCGATCTATTCAGAGCACAGGGCCACTTTCAGCAAGCGCGTAATCAATAACGCCGTGGAAGCGTTAAAAGTTATTGCCGAACCAATGGGCGAGCCGTCCGGCGATTTGTTGCCGTTCGCCAATGGTGCGCTTGACCTGAAAACGGGGGAATTTTCCCCGCACACGCCGGAGAACTGGATCACCACGCACAACGGCATTGAGTACACGCCACCAGCACCTGGGGAGAACATCCGCGATAACGCGCCAAACTTTCATAAATGGCTTGATCACGCAGCCGGAAAAGACCAGCGCAAGATGATGCGTATATGTGCCGCGCTGTACATGATTATGGCGAACCGGTACGACTGGCAGATGTTTATTGAGGCCACCGGAGACGGCGGGAGCGGCAAAAGTACATTCACCCACATCGCCAGCCTTTTAGCGGGGAAACAAAACACGGTAAGCGCGGAAATGACATCGCTTGATGATGCTGGTGGGCGTGCGCAGGTTGTCGGGAGTCGTCTTATCGTCCTGGCAGACCAGCCGAAATATACAGGCGAAGGCACGGGCATCAAGAAAATCACGGGCGGCGACCCCGTGGAAATCAACCCGAAATATGAAAAGCGTTTCACTACGGTAATCAGGGCGGTGGTGCTGGCGACCAATAACAACCCGATGATATTCACCGAACGGGCCGGAGGCGTGTCACGTCGTCGGGTTATTTTCCGCTTCGACAATATCGTAAGCGAGGCAGAAAAAGACAGGGAGCTACCGGAAAAGATCGCGGCTGAAATCCCTGTCATTATCCGCCGCTTGCTGGCGAACTTTACCGACCCTGAGAAGGCACGGGCTTTACTACTGGAACAGCGTGACGGTGATGAAGCACTGGCAATAAAGCAACAGACGGATCCGGTTATTGAGTTTTGCCAGTTCCTGAATTTTCTGGAGGAAGCGCGCGGCCTGATGATGGGTGGCGGTGGCGATTCAGTGAAGTACACGACCAGAAACAGCCTTTACCGCGTCTATCTGGCGTTTATGGCATACGCAGGCAGGAGCAAACCGCTAAACGTAAATGACTTTGGCAAGGCTATGAAGCCAGCCGCGAAAGTTTACGGACATGAATATATTACGCGGAAAGTTAAGGGAGTAACGCAGACTAACGCAATAACAACAGACGATTGCGACGCGTTTTTATAATTTTTTGCAATGGCTGTCTACCCTGTCTACCTGAGTAAAGAAAAATACATTTAATTCAGTATATTAACTTAGGTAGACAGCCTTTTTTCACTGTCTACCTACTATCTACCCTCTCTACCTGATTTTACCTGAATCAGACAGGGAGGTAGATACGGGGTAGATAGTGGATAAAAGCACTCTACCCCGCTGAAAGCCGCGCCATTACTGGCATGAGAGCCAGTAAGGTAGATAAGGTAGACAAGGGGAGGCACAACTCAAAACTTTTTAAACGAGGGGGTAAAAATAAAAATGCGCACATCAGGAAAACTTAATAATCAGAAGAAGCAGCATAACCGCGCCATTGACCTTACAGAGCACTGGCTGAGAGTGGCGATAAAAATCATCGACCGCAACACGGGGGAAGGATACGCGAAAGCACATCCCGACCTGATAAGCGCATTCATGACCACGGCGGCGGCAAACTTTGCCACGCTGACGGAACGGGAGATTGCCGAAGCGGAACAGGTAACAACCATCAACGTTAAAACCGGAGAGGTGGAATCATGACAGCACAGATAGCCGCTTACGGGCGGCTGGTGGCTGACCCGCAGTTAAAGACCACCAGCAAGGGCACACAAATGGCTATGGCAAGCATGGCGGTCCCCCTGCCGTGCAATCAGGCAGATGACGGACAGGCGACGATGTGGTTATCCGTCCTGGCGTTTGGCAGACAGGCCGACGCACTGGCAAAACACCACAAAGGCGAGCTGGTGAGCGTGGCGGGTAACATGCAGGTAAGCCAGTGGACAGGCCAGAACGGCGAAACGCGGCAGGGCTGGCAGGTTATTGCAGACAGCGTAATCAGTGCCAGAACGGCGCGACCTGGTGGGAGCCGGCGCAAGACCACAGGCACACAGGGTAATCAGCCACCAGCGGGAGGCGATGACCCTTACGGTGATGATATTCCGTTCTGAGGGGGGGCGATGGTACATGACCGCATAGCGGAAGAACTGGAGGCGAAAGGCTTTTACCGGAGAGCGTCGGCGCGATGGGGTGAAGTCATGCAACTGGTGGAGACAGACAAGGAACGGCATCACATCACGATGCGACGGCTGGAATGTTCCAGGAAGGCACAGAGGCCACCGGAGCCGCCGGATAATTACGGAGACCTGAAAAAGGCGGTCGATCGCACTTATGCCGAAATGGGTATGGATGGTGCTGGTGATGAAATATGGCGAAATTACCAGGACAGATAATCACACAGCCGGAGCAATCCGGCTTTTTGTCATGTTTTGTAAATTATTTGTTCGTGGTTGTTCCACGTTGTTCGCTGACCGGATCGGCATATTTTACCCGAACTGAATCATGATTATTCTCGCCCGTGGTGCCAGGACGCTGGGGCCACTTTTCCGCCTGTTAATGTTCTCGCCAATATTCATTACCAGGCGGGAAAACGATCGGTGCGATTGCTGATTTCCTTATGAAAAACGGTTGAGTTTTTGCCGCGTCCTGGAGTTCCTTACTTAACCCCAGGACTTTTTTTATGCCGAGAATAATCGAATTACGCCAGCAGAAAACCGCCATTAAAAATCAGATGCGCGACATGCTGGAGAACGCGGAAAAAGAAAACCGCAGTCTTAACGATGCTGAGGGCGCAAAATTTGACGAATTACGCGCTAAAGCTGAATCCCTCGATAAAGACATTTCCCGCCTTGAAGCCATTGCAGACGAAGAGCGCAGCAAGCCAGGTAAAAGCAGTCAGACCACTGACCCCGCAGAACTACGAAACTACATCCTGACAGGTGAAACCCGCGCATTAAGTACAGGCGTTCCCGCTGATGGTGGTTATACCGTTATCCCCGAGCTGAACACCGAAATCATGCGAATGCTGGCGGATGAATCCACCATGCGCCGCATCTGTACCGTGAAGAAAATCAGCAGCAACGAGTTTAAGCAGCTTGTTTCCGCTGGCGGTGCGACCGTTAACCACGGTGAAGAGGGTAAGGCACGCGAACAGACCAGCACCCCGCAGATTAACGAGGTGAGCATTAAGCTGTATCCGGTCTATGCGTACCCGCGCACCACACAGGAAATCGTGGATTTTTCCGATGTGGACATCCTTTCATGGCTGACGGGTGAGATTGGCGACACCTTCACGGAAACCGAAGAAAGCGATCTGGTTGTGGGCGACGGTGACAAAAAAGCAAAAGGCTTTTTATCCGTACCCCGTGCAGAGAAGAACGACAAAGAGCGTGATTTTGGTACGTTACAGGTAATTAAACCTTCCGAATCTCTGGCGTGGACATCTGCGGACCCGCTGATCGACCTGAAATTTGCATTACATAAAAAATATCGCAAAAACGCGGTCTGGGTGGTTAACTCCACGACGGCCGCAAAACTTCAGAAGGTGAAGAACGCGAACGGTGATTACATCTGGCGCGACCGTTTACAGGCGGGTGATCCTGATACGTTGCTGGGCCTTCCGGTCGAATATCTGGAGTTTATGCCTGATAACGTTATTGCCCTGGGTGACTTCAAACGCGGTTACTACATTGTTGATCACGAAACAGGTGTTCGCACCAGACCGGACAACCTCACAGAGCCGGGCTTCATCAAAATTTTCACGCAGAAATATTTAGGCGGTGGCGTGGTGGATTCGAACGCGATCAAGATTCTGGAACTGCCACAGGACGACGATTAACAGCATACAGAAGGGGCTTAAAAGCCCCTTTAGTGTTTTATGGGTGAAAAAATTATGAAGAGTATGGAAATCCGGTCATCGGAAATCACCACCAGCGCCAGCAACACGCTTACAGGCTACGTTGTTCGCTGGGATAACCTTTCAGAGCTGCTATGGGGGGAGTTTTACGAAAAATTCCAGCGGGGAGCGTTTACTGAATGGCTTGCAGCGGGTAATGACGTTCGCGGCCTGTATGAGCATGACCACAGCATGTTACTGGGGCGCACCCGTTCCGGCACGCTGAAACTGGAAGAGGACGACACAGGGTTACGCTTTGAACTGACCCCACCGGATACCAGTACAGGGCGGGACGTTATCGAACTGGTTAAACGAGGTGATATATCCGGCATGAGCTTTGGCTTTCGCTCCCGTAAGGATGTATGGGATACCACAACAGATCCATGCGTGCGCACCGTGCTGGTGGCGGAACTGTACGAAATTACCGTTACATCCGTACCGGCTTACCCTGATTCTGGCGTGGAGCTGGCCCGCCGCTCCCTGTACGAGCAGCACCCCGAAAAAATGCCGCGTGCGGATAATCGCCGCTGGTGGGCGGATTTAGCGGGGGTGTGATATGTGGCCTTTCAGAAGAAAAAAAGAGCAGCGCAGCATGACGCTTGATGAGTTTATGGCGCTGGCCGGCACATCGAACACGGGGGCGGGTGAGTACGTATCATCGGGGACAGCGGAATCACTGCCCGCCGTCATGAACGCCGTGACGGTCATCTCTGAGGCGGTGGCTACCATGCCGTGTTACCTGTACCTGGTACGCAATGAGAAGGGGAAGGAGGCCCGCGAGTGGCTTGATTCTCATCCGGTCGATCACATCCTCAACGAGCGCCCGAACGCGTGGCAAACCCCCTACCAGTTTAAGCGAATGATGATCCGCCACTGCCTGTTAAACGGTAATGCTTATGCGGTGATTCGGTGGGGGCGTGATGGTTTTCCGGTGGCTTTACATCCTTACCCGCCGCAGTCGGTGAACGTGGAGCAGACAGGTGAGCATAACTGGCGCTACTGCATCACTGACGCCTACACCGGAAACACCCGCAACTATTTACCGTGGGAGGTTCTCCACCTTCGTTACTCCACGGATGACGGTTTTATGGGGCGCTCACCTGTAACCATCTGCCGCGAATCGCTGGGGCTTGGGCTGGCCCAACAACGCCACGGCGCGAGCGTGATGCGTGATGGCATGATGGCGGCAGGGGTTATCACGTCAGGCGAATGGCTGGACGGCGTGAAGGGCAAACAGGCATTAGCCGCACTGGAACGCTACAAAGGGGCCAGAAACGCCGGAAAAACGCCCATCCTTGAAGGGGGTATGAGCTATCAGCAGCTGGGCATGAGTAATCAGGATGCTGAATGGCTGGCCTCCCGTCGCTTCACCATTGAAGACATCGCCCGAATGTTCAACGTCTCGCCGATTTTTTTGCAGGAATACAGCAACAGCACCTACAGCAATTTCAGCGAGGCAAGCCGCGCATTTCTCACCATGACGATGCGCCCGTGGCTGGCGAACTTTGAGCAGCAGATAAAAAACGCCCTGCTGGTGGCCTCACCTGTACCTGGTATCCGGTATCAGGTGGAGTTTGACAGCGCGGACCTGTTACGGGCCACACCTGGCGAACGCTTTGCCACCTATGAACGCGGCATCAAATCCGGCGTTATGTGCCCGAACGAAGCCCGCGAACGTGAAGGGCTGTCCCCGCGTGATGGTGGTGATGAGTTCAGCCAGGCATGGAAACAGGAAGTAAAAATCAGCGAGGGAGAAAAACCGGAATGAACATAGGGCGACTGCGTGACAGGGTAACGATTCAGACCCTGAAACAGACCAGGGATATAACCGGCGAAATACTCGAAACGTGGGTGGACGGTCACACACTCTGGGCAAGCGTGAACATGATCAGCAGCAAGGAGGCCATTTCATCGGGTGCAGAACTGGCGACTGGAACGGTAAGGATATGGATACGCTACAGGAAGGACATCAACGCCACCAGCCGGATAAAGGTCAATACGGGGCCGCTGGCGGGGCGTGTACTGAATATCATCGGGCAGCCGCTGCCGGATGCCGCCAGGACACGCCTTGAAATTCTTTGTCGTGAGGGCGCGGAAAAATGACAGAAGAACTTATCACCCTGGAAGAAGTGAAACTCCATTGCCGCATCGATGGCGACGAGGAAGACCAGTTAATCAGCGGATACATTGCCGCATCGCTTGAGGCGTGCCAGATACATATAGGCAGGCGCTTTGATGACGGGCTGGAGTTCACGCCAGCCATAAAGATTGGCTGCATGATGTTTATCGCTCACCTGTACGAGAATCGCCAGCTGGTAGCGGATAACGCAAAAACGCGCGTACCCATGACGATTGGCGCGCTCTGGACGGCTTACCGTGATGTGGGGGTGTACTGATGCCGTGGCAACCATTAAGACGATGCACAGAACCAGGCTGTAACAGGCGCGTGAAGTCCGGCAAGTGTGAGGAGCACAGGCGGGCGGCATGGCGTGCAGAGGATGCCAGACGAGGACACCGCCGCGCGCGTGGGTACTCCAGACAGTGGGACAAATACCGCGCCATGTATCTGAGTAAAAACCCGTTATGCGTGCGATGCCTTGAGAAGGGGATATATACGCCCGCCGTGGTGGTGGATCACATTATCCCGATTAATGGCGGTGATGATGTTCTCTTCTGGCCCGAATGGAACCATCAACCATTGTGCCAGGCGTGTCATAACCAGAAAACGAAATGGCTTGATCCGGCAACAAAAAGCAAGCGTGCCGCAGGTGGATTTCATGAAGAGGAAGAACGGGCCGCTAACCGCAATAACTGGATGTATGACGCTGATGAATGAGCGGGAACAAAACCGCCTTATCCGTGGACTTATAAGGCAGCGTGACGCATGGAAGACACAGGAAACAGGGCATAAAGATAAAGCGTCAGGACGCGCAGAACGCATCACAGCGAAGCGATTAACCGACCGTGACCGCGAGGTTATGGAATGTTTCCGCAATCGCTGATGAGGCTGTATGACGGGGTGGGGGGCGTTTTCAGGACAAACCCGACCCCGCCGGGCACCGAACGCCTCCCCAAATTTTTATGCACGGGAATTTTTTGAAAAATAATCTGACGAAAAATAAGCATGGCAAGACCACCGAAAGCCCCCGCCTACCTGGATGATATCGCCGTGAAGCAGTGGCGGGAAAAATCGCGGCAGCTTGCGGAACGGGGAGACCTGACCCCCGCCGACTGGAGCAATCTGGAACTGTATTGCGTCAACTACTCCATTTACCGGAAAGCCGTTGCAGACCTTGCGGCGCGCGGGTTCAGCATTGTTAACAGTCAGGGCGGCGAGAGCAGAAACCCCGCATTAAGCGCAAAATCCGACGCTGAAAGAGTGATGATAAAAATGGCCTCCTTGCTCGGTTTTGACCCGATAAGCCGCCGTAAAAATCCACCGGAAACAGAAGAAGAGGACGAGCTTGACCGCCTGGAATAAGTACGCAGAAGACGTAAAAACGGGCAAAATTCCGGCCTGTAAACGGTTAAAACAGGCTGTTAAACGGTACTTTTCGGACCTTAAAAGCCCCCTTTACACGTTCGATCGTGAGGTTGTGGAGCGGTTTATTGCCTTTTCCAGGGTGTGCCCGCACGTAAAAGGACCGATGCGTGGCAGACCCATTGAGCTGGAGCCGTGGCAGCAGTTCGCCTTTGCGTGCATCCTCGGCTTTAAGGTTAAGGCCACCGGACGGCGCAAATACACGAGCGCCTTTATCGAAGTGCCGCGCAAAAATGCGAAATCCACGACCGCCGCGATTCTGGCTAACTGGTTTCTGATTATGGAGAACGGTCAGCAGGATATCTACACCGCAGCGGTGAGCCGTGACCAGGCGCGGATCGTCTTTGATGATGCGCGTCAGATGTGCCTTTTATCCCGACCGTTACGCAGGCGGGTGAATATTCAGGCGCATAAGGTGATACACCCGAAAACCAACAGCCTGTTAAAGCCACTGGCAGCAAAAGCGGCAACCATTGAGGGGACAAACCCGAGTCTTGCCATTGTGGATGAATATCACCTGCACCCAGACAACGGGGTTTATTCCGCACTTGATATGGGGATGGGCGCACGTCCCGAAGGGCTGTTATTTGCCATTACCACATCGGGCAGTAACGTCGTTTCAGCCTGTAAGCAGCACTATGATTATTGCTGCCAGATCCTGGACGGCGAAGAGGTCAACGATTCAATTTTTGTACTGATTTACGAACTGGACGACGAAAACGAGGTTGATGATCCGGCGATGTGGATAAAGGCTAACCCTAACATCGATGTTTCCGTGGATCGTGAAAAACTGGCCTCAACCATCCAGAAAGCGCGGGGTATTCCGTCGCAGTGGGTGGAGATGATGACAAAGCGATTTAATATCTGGTGTCAGGGGACTACCCCGTGGATGGGTAATGGTGCATGGGCTGAGTGTACCGGAACGTTCACGGAGGAAGATTTACACGGTCAGGAGTGTTACGCGGGGCTGGACTTATCATCAACCAGCGATATTTCCAGCGTATGCTATGCCTTTCCGGTCGGTAAAAATATCATGCTGGTTTCCCGTCATTATCTGCCGGAGTTCCAGCTACAGAACCCAGCCAATAAAAATCGCGCTGTCTATCGCCAGTGGGCTAAAGCGGGCTGGATACGCACAACGCCTGGCGACTGCATTGATTACGACCGGATCAGAGATGACATCATGCAGGACGCCGAGAAATTTAATATCAGGCGGGTGGGCTTCGATACGTGGAACGCCACGCACCTGAGAACGCAATTACAGGGGGCAGGCTTTGAGGTGGAGCCGTTCCCGCAAACCTACCTCAGATTCAGTCCGGCGGCGAAATCGTTCGAAGTTTTTGTTAACCGCAGGGTGATTGTGCATCGTGGCGATCCGGTGTTGTCCTGGTCGATGAGTAACGTCGTGATGCAGAGTGACGCGAACGCCAATATCAAGCCGAACAAGAAAAAATCACCGAACAAGATAGACCCGAGCGTAGCGGCACTGATGGCGTTTGGTACATTTCAGGCAGAGCATGAGGATTTTGCTTTTGATATAAGCGACAGCCACCGCCAGAAACTGGAAGAATTTAGCGGGGTGTAATGAGGTCAGCAGCATGACAGAAGCCGAAATACTGCGATTAATCCGCCGCGTCTCTGGAATCAACCAGCAGGCTGACGAACAGACCACGCAGCCGGACAGCGTGACAGCCGAAAATTATGCGCGTGTTGTTGCTGAGGTGATGCGCCGTGATGGTATCCAGCTTAATGATGTTGATATGCGCAACATACGGATCCGCGTTCTTGAAATGCTGGCCTACAATCGCCGCGTTGAACTGCATCGGGAGAAAGAAAAAATAACGTACCACTGGAAGAAGCCGGAGCGGTTGCGGCGGTAACTGGTTGATATTTTCGAAATTCGCCAGCGGCGAACATCGGGGAAACCAGCCTAACCCGTTGATTCTTTCGGAAACAGCCATTGGCGGAATCCGGCGCGGTAACTTGCTGATATTCCCGATAACGCAAAATTGCGTGGCTGAATGAACATTATGATTACTTATGATTACGCAGATGATTAAGGCCTAAACCGTTGATTCTTCCCAATTTCCACAGACTGTGGAAGTTGGCGCGGTAACTTACTGAGATTAAAGCAAAGCGCAAAATTGCGCCGACTACATCCCTCACATGCGAAATTTTCGCAGTTTAATTACTCGCCAGTTTGATCGTTAACCCGCTGATATTTTCGGGAACCTCAATTTGAGGAAGTCGGCGCGGTAACTGGTTGATACTTTCGACCTCCTCAATTTGAGGAGGTCGGGGCACAGAAAAACAACGAATATGTTGTTTTTGGGAATGGTCATAATGACCACGCAGACCATCAAGGCAACCACAACGAACATCGTTACGGTTGGAGCTTTTACCCCACTGGGGGAAAGGTATTACGATAATCATAACACCTACCGAACAGGTAAAACCCACCAGCCTGATTAACAGTTAACCGGAAAAAAAATCCGGTAGCCCCGTTATGGGGATCCCCATATCGACATTAACGCCCCTCATGAATTGGTGCGCTTCCCCCTGGAAAGATTACCCGCCTGTATATTTCTTGTGTCTATTTGTTCCACGTTGTTTCATACAGTGCACCGAACGGTGTAGTTAATGGTGTAGTCAATTTGCTGTTTTTAGCACTTTTTGCAGTGTGGGTTGTTTAATTAAATCAATGGGTTGCCTTGCTGTGGTGATAAAAGGACATATTTATTCATCTTTCGGCGCAGAATGCTGGCGACCAAAAATCACCTCCATCCGCGCACCGCCCAGCATGCTCTCTCCGGCGACGATTTTACCCTCATATTGCTCGGTGATTTCGCGGGCTACCGCCAGCCCCACACCTTGCCCAGGGCGTAAAGTATCAACCCGTTGACCACGGTCGAAAATGACCTCTCGCTTGCTTAATGGAATACCGGGGCCATCATCCTCGACCACAATATAGAGATGCTCGTCGGTTTGCCTTGCAGAAATTTCGACAAACTCGAGGCAATATTTACAGGCATTATCCAGCACATTGCCCATCACCTCGACAAAATCGTTCTGCTCACCAACAAAGCTGATCTCTGGCGAAATATCGAGAGAGATATTGACCCCTTTGCGTTGATACACTTTGTTCAGCGCCGAGGTGAGATTGTCCAACAGTGGGGCGACCGGATGCAGCTCGCGGCTAAGCAATGTCCCGCCGCGCATACTGGCACGATGCAGGTAGTAGCCAATTTGCTGTGAAATGCGGCTGATTTGCTCCAGCATTACCGGCTCAGCATCACTGACGCTCATCTTCTCACTACGCAGAGAACGCAGCGTACTTTGCAGCACCGCCAGTGGCGTTTTCAGACTATGGGTCAGGTCGGTGAGCGTCGTACGATATTTGTCGTAACGTTCGCGTTCACTTTTTAACAGTCGGTTCAGGTTTCGTACCAGACTGGTCAGTTCTCGCGTTGTGGCAGGATTGAGCAATTCGCGGTTATGTTCTTCCAGTTCGCGGACTTCTTTTGCCAGGGCTTCGATGGGGCGTAAACTCCACCAGGCGGCGACCCACAGCAGCGGGATCACTAACAGCAGATTGGCTGAGAGCACATAGATAAACCAGCTCCAGACCATATAGGAACTTTTTAGCTCCACCGGAATGGTATCCACCACCACAATGGTTAACTTTGGCATCCGCGATGTTGCCGGGTAGACGTTTACCGCTACCGAGTGGGTCATCTCCGCGTCGTCATCATCTTCCCGCACTTCCTGCAACTGTTGCTGTATCGAATGATCTCCACTCAGCAAGAGGCTGGTATCGTTAACATCCGCTTCAATTTCATGAAAACCATTCGATTTCAGCCAGTCAGGCTGGATCATCTTCATCAGCCAGGGCACGTCACGTTGCGCCCATAAAAGCTGCCCGTTCTCATCATAAATTAGCGTCATGGTGGGGCTTTGCTTGTCGATATTTTCGGGTAACTCGACATGCAACTTATTGTTTTCCCACTTCGCAAGGGTATAGAACAGATTGCTCTCGCCACGTAACAGCCGAAACGTAGTTTTATCGAAACTGACGCTATAACCGATCAGCGCGACCATTCCGTAGGCAAGCGAAAGCACCAGTACTACCGCTGCCGTTGCCAACAGAAAACGTACCCGCAGCGAGAGCGGGAAAAAAAGACGCAGTAATTTTTTCAT